GGTCAGTCCACTTTCATAACTCCTATACACAAACGTCACTGCCCTGTTAGTTTGTTCTGCCGTCAGGTTCAGCACATACCTGTTCTCGTGCAGATACCAGCCTTCCCTGTGAGGTGCGGTAATAGTGTACTGCTTGCCGTATGGCACGATAAACTGCACAGTGCCAGTGCCATCAGTAGTGTAGGCGGTGGCTGTGCCGTCGTATGTCACCACAATATCCACACCAGCTACACGGCCCAGTACATCCCCAGTTTTCTGCTCTACCACGACACGCACTATCTCGCCGTCGCTGACAACATACTCCTCATACTCAACCTCTACCGACCGCTGGCTGACACTTGCCGTATGCACCACATCTGGAACATCCTTGCAGCCCTGTATCGACGGGAACACCAGCCTGTACTTGTAGCCGTTTGGAACACGCAAGCTGCCCATGCCGTTAGCGTCAAGTGTTACCGTAGCAGTTGGCGTCTCTGCATTATTGTAATAAGCGTTAACAACCAGCCCACTCACGGACACTCCTTGTACCTCCGTTGTGACAGCTATCTGCACACGCTCGTCAGTACTTGCCAGCACGTCGATACTCTCTGTGTCACCCGCATTGTTGGTGACCGTTATCACACTTCCGGTAAGATTGATGTCAGCCGTTGATGGGTCGCCCTGCTCACCCTTAAGAGAAGCCACCCATTGTGCCTCCGTACCCACATATCCGTTCTGGACGGCCACCTCGTAGGCACTCAGTCCCACTACTCTTCCTAAGTCTACTCTTGCCATATTTGTTTTACATTGTTATGATTAGATGTTTGTTATCTATTGCGAACCTGTTAAGCTCGTAAGTGTCGCTCACCACTATCAGGTGTCCGTTAGTCATCTCAAAGGCCACGTCATTGCCCTTCTCGCCCTTGGTGTCAACAGACGTACTCACGCCGTTGCGGTCAGTCACCGTCAGCACCGTGCCGCTCACCGTCGCGTTGACGCGCCCTGCCTCCGTAGCCTTCCGGTCGGCCATAGCGGCCTTTGTCTGTGCGTTCTGTGCGGCAGTGTCAGCGGCCTGCGCCTTGGTATTGGCGAGAGCAGCCTTTTCATTGGCGTTCGTGGCGGCTGTGTTGGCAGCGGCAGCGGCCACGGTGGCCGGACGTTGGAGTTCAGTTATTTCCTCCTCCGTGAAGTCGGCATACGTGAACGCATCGCCCTTGATACCCTGCGCGCCCGACAGATCGGTTATATAAGTGAAGCCGCTTGCACCCTTGACGTACAGCTTGCCCGTGTCCGGCTGCTCAACGTCGCCAGCAATCATCACAAAACGGCCTTCGTCCACGTTTGCCGCATCGGCATTCATGGCAGCCACCGTATCATAGGTCTTGAAGATGCGGAATCCGACCTCCTTGGTGTTGCTCACGCCTTGGCGGTTGGTAACAGTCAGCATGACAGCACCGCCTCCTGTTGTCAGCTGTGCATTGACACGCCCGGCTTCCGTCGCCTTCTCGTCGGCCAAAGCGGCCTTTTCGTCAGCAAGTGCGGCTTTTGCGTCGGCGTTGGCGGCAGCAGTCTTGGCGAGTATAGCCTTTTCGTTGGCCAAAGCAGCCTTCGTGTTGGCGTTCGTGGCGGCTGTATTGGCAAGCGCAGCCTTCGTGTCGGCCAGTCCGGCTTTCTCGTCGGCAAGTGCGGCTTTCTCGCCAGCCAACGTTGCCTTAGAGTCAGCCAGAGCAGCCTTGTCGTTGGCGTTTGCCGATGCCGCATTAGCCGCCCTCACAGCAGCCGCGCAGTCGCTCTCCCGCTGCACTTCCGCTTCCTCGCGGTTGGTCTCAGAAGCCATGCGCTCGCGCTCTGCCCGTACACGGTCGAACTCCGACTGAACGCGCGTTGTCTCAGACCTGACACGCCCGCTCTCGTTGTCTTCTCGGACAGCCTCCCTGCCTTCACGTGCCTCTTCGTTTACGATGCGGGTGTTCTCGTTACTGACGCGCCCTGCTTCGGCGGTTACTCTCGCGGCTTCGGCAGTCTTAACGTCAGCCTCCGTAGAAGCAGCACTGTCGGCAGCAGTATTGGCGGCATCCGTAGCCTCCCTCGCGGCGGCAGTGATACCATTCATATCCAGCACCTCGTCGATGTAGTCCTGCAAGGTCTTGTCCTCGTTGCCGGGCAGCTCCTTCCAAAGCTCGTAGGCGTTCTTGCCACGGACGGTAGCCTGGGGGACGACCTGGAGAGTGACGCGCACAGAAGCCGACTGACACCCGTCAACGACCTCGAACGTCGTCTGTGCCTCGCAGTTGGTCTCCACAATGCGAAACGTGAACTCAAACGAGCGCACATGGTAGCCGTTGCGCTTGCACGTAATCTCCAACGCCCACTCGCTTGCGCTGAGTGTATGCGGGATGTGCAGCGCAAGGCAGTTGCTCTCGTCCTGCGCTATTGCCCACTCCAGCACCTCCGTCTTGTAGCCGTTAGTGGCAGTGACGGCAATATCGTCGCAGGCCGACAGGTCGAACGGCAGGTCAGTCACCTCCCCCTCGTCCAGCACCTTCTCATACACCCTCGCCAGCAGCAGCACGCCGTTCCCCACCACCCAGCTTAATAGAGTGCTATTTCTTAGACAGTCATTCATAGCCTTTCCCTTTTTCGTTGTTACACAATCACTTCAACAGACTCTCGATACCCTCACGCACGATGTAGGCGTAGCCTGCGACAGCCGACTTGACGATGGCCACCTGCTGGTCGTTCAGCTCCACCTCGCCCTTATGCCAGATGTCGCGCCCAAGCTCACACTCCACGATGTCCTTGCCCTGCATATAGAGCTGGTTGCCGAGAGCCTTCGACATGTCCACCTGCTGAACGTTGCCCTCAATGTCCTTGACGGGAATCTGACGGAAATCCACCTTAATCATTCCTCACCTCCTTCCTGCGGCAGTACGCGTGCCTCGATACCGTCGATGGCATCCCAGACAAGGTTCGTGTTACGTCGCGTCATCTTCGATAAGGAGTACTCCATGCCTTCGCTGCCCATCGTGCCCGTGAAGTTGCCCACGTACTCGCCGCGTCCCTCTCCTTCTGGCTTGCGGTACACCTGTCCGTTGATACCCTGCACCTTAGCCTCAGACTTATCGGAGCTGTAAGTGCCGTTTACTACTACATCGTCGTTAGTGTACTCGTACTGAGTAGTAAGCGACTGTGATTTAACTACAAAATTTTCCATAATCTAAAAACGTTTTGAATGGTTAATACTATCTCGTTAATTGTCAGTTGTCTCACTATGCTGTGACACCATTGCGGCCAGCTCATCCTCCAGTTCTGCCACCCGCTGCTCCAGTTCAGCTATCCTGCGCTCGTTGTCAACGCTCTTGCGGGCAGCGGTGATGCCTGCCAAAAGTGCAATAGTGCTCTTTTCCATCGACTGCATAAGGTCGTCGCCGATATGCACAGTCTCAGGTAGCGTTTTCTCCCAATACTGCGATATAGAGCCTAAATGCAAGTCGTTGCCGCCGTCTATCCATCTGAACTTTATTATAGGAGCATTGGCGATGTCATACACAGAAGGATTCAGATATTCCACAACCTCCTTCTGTCTTATGTCAGATGTCTCGTCGCAGGTAAGACAGTGGATATTGGCATACACCTCGTTACCGTTGCTGTTGTAAGCCTTAAAGTAGTGCTGACCAGACCTGCCTGCATAGTATTCTAACCCTTCTACGCTGGAACTGCTTTTGTGTGATATGGAAGCCCCGCCATGACCATACGCATCAGCCGTTCCTCTAAAATTGTACGATGTTGTTTCTATTGCGCCAGTAAAATCCCCTGCACCTGCGTAGATGTCGCCGCGCCCGTTACCGTAACCGAACGTGTATGTACCATCTTCCGAGCCTCGGAACTCTATGCCGTTTTCGTCCGACTTTGCGACGACAACCTCCAACATGTCAGACCCAAGCTGCACCTGTGGTTTATGTCTGAACAGCGCACAGCAATAATTCACGTCACCACTGACAGCCAAGCCCTCCATGATTGTAAGACTGAAGTTCTGCGAGTCACACCACACAAAACTGCCCTTTGTCTCAATATTGCCGCCCGCAAATATTCCGCTACTGGTAGATATGGTCGTTACTCCCGTCAGCGAACCAGCTATCTTTACGCTGCCGTTGACATCCAGATTTGCTTGTGGGTTTGTTGTTCCGATGCCGACGTTGCCGTGGTTCAGAATAGTATTGCTTGCATCGAAGTAGAGCAGCCAGTTACCCTTTGGCGAGAACTCATAGATACCTCTGTTTGTTCCTCCTGAGCCAAGATGCAATGCTATATCGTAGTTAGCACCTTGCAGACGGAAAGCGGAATTGTTAGGAGCCTTACTCACCACATTGGATGGAACGCTCAGACTTCCTCCTGTGTCAAAGAAAAACTCCTTGCGGTTAGCCCAGCCGCTCGCCGTTCCAAGGTTTGTGAAGATGCTGACGAAGGTGTCGTTGCCGATATACATCACTTCGCTGCCGCCGTTTATGTTTTCAACGCCGTCAACTGTAACCTTGGGAAGTTGGCCTATCATGGTCACTGCCGACTCACCGCCGCCGATGATAGTTGCACCGCCACCGCCGATTGCTATGCCGTTGCCCCATTGGTCAGACTTGTTGTCGATGAACGTAATCATGTCATACGTGGCTTTCGTTCCCTTGTAGGCAATATTCCCCGTCAGTGGCTTGTTGCTGCCCGCCGTAAGCGGGAGATAACCGCCAAGCTGCGTGTTGACGTAGGTCTGTAGGTTGTCGCCGAGGGTGTTTAGTTGAGTCGTCACCCAGTCTTCGAATGCGATGGTGTGCCAGTCGTTAGTTCCCCAGCCCGAATCGTTGCGCGAACGCCAGTACAGCTTGCGTGTGACACCCGTCGTAACACCGTGGTTAGAATCCCATGCAAGTTGACCATCAAGAGATGTCTGGCTTGTCAGCTGGAGTACGCTACCATAAGACATTCCGCTTGGCATATTAGACCATAGATTAGTGCTTGCGTAGTTAGACAGCAGTGCGTATTCAACGTTGTCAACGGTCATCGTGTTAGCGTCTGCTATCTGAGAGCCAGTGACGTTCAATCTCTTGAAGCCCATTGTCCGTGTCGCATACGGTACGGTAACAGGCTCGAAAGCAACTGCCTGATGTGGGTCAACATCATTGTATGTGCAGTAGATAGTATCGCCATCGACACCTATACCCGTAACCACGCTACCCACATCGCTACGGAGCTGACTTACATCGGTTGATAACGCATAGTTTGATATTCCGTTAATATCCGATGTATCATGTCTGTGAGCAAAGTCTGTGATGTCCGCTTTCAGGAACGTGTCCTTTACTCTGATGTGGGTACACATAAGCGTGCTGCCAGACAATGACAGGTCACAGGCATCAATGTATGTCCTGCCGTCAACTGGAGGGGAAGTGGGAATAGATTCCATCATATCCTTTATTAGCCAATTCTGCTCCACCCAGCTACTGGTGGCATATCCGCTCAGGTCGCTCGTTAACGCGACACTCGTATAGGTGTTGTTCTCGCTGTCAGTCAGTACCCTCGGCTTTAGGTTAAACCTCACACGCCCCTCAAAGTTCACGCCCTCAGAGGCATGAATCATCAGGTGGTTGTCGGTGTCCTCCCATATCCATACGTTTGTACTGTCGCCCCAATATATACGCGGCATGATGTTCGTCGGAGTCACAGCACCAGAGCCAAGGTGAATATCGCTCGTAAACTTCTTGGCTCCAGAGATAGTCTGTTCACCCAGAAGCGTCACAAACTGCTTATTAGCCCATTGACGGGACGCGATAACCGTTGTGTCAACCGTTGTGTGCCCCTCGTTGTCGTTTACAAGCCCCGTGCCTATCTGGATAACGCCTGGGGTGTTAATGTCAGCATACGGAATATTGACTACCCTGTTAGCGTCTGGATTCAGCGACGAGCCATATACAGACACGCCCTTGATGTAGCGGCCGTCGGCGGTCGTCTGGGTGATATATCCCTGCTGCTGCAACCATGTCTGCATCGCATCTGCGTCAAGATACTCGGCCAGAGTGTTGGAGTTTACGAGCGAGCCGACGGTTATTAAGCCAGCGTCAAGGTCGTTAGTGACAGTAAGCCCATCGACTACCCCGCCAGTCTGGTCGATAAAGCCGCTGTCATTGACAAGGTCGCTTGTGTTTTCGGGAACTGCGATGGACAGTCTTGTACTCTTGAGCGTTAGCATACCATTGCTGGCAAGCACAACATCGTATATCACCTCCTCACCGTTAAGGACAAGGCCGTTGTCCGCTACAACCTGCACATCCTTGACTTTCCATGCGCTTGGTGTAAAGTTGCTTGCATCCCAAATCGTGTACTGGTCACTATTATTAGCCCATCGTTTCAGCTCGCCTGCCGAGCGGATAAATCCGTTCACGCCTGCTGCTCCTACAAACCAGTGCTCACCCGTCACGCCGCCCCACGTACCGCTCTTGTAGGCCAGCAGGTCAGTACCCTTGTCGTAAGCCTTGACAGCCGTTCCCGCTCCAAGCTGCACGTTAGAGCCGAACGTTTTCAGGCCGCTTATCGTCTGCTCGCCATCAATCGTTACGTAGTTTACCAAGGCTGACGTGAGAACAAAGGTGTCCAGAGCTTCTTGTCGTGTCAGATAGTCCGCAAGGGACTGATGCTGTGTCAGTGGGGTTATCGTCTGGTTGCCAAGCGTTATTTCGCCGTTCTCTATCTTTGCGTCAACAATCCCGTACCCGCTGAGAGTTGACGGATGGGTCGTAAGGTCGCTAAACGCAACAGAGTCGAGATAGCCTTGCTCGCTTACCCACAACTGCGTAGCGTATTGTGCGAGCGTGGATATAGTTATCGCATTATCAGTAACATAGTCAATAACCCATTGCTGTGTAACATCGCCAGTGTTAACGCCACTATTGATAGTAGAGATTTTTATCCAATAGTCACCAACAGAATAGAATGTCGCAATCTCGCCTGCGCCAATGTTGATAGACGAACCCATATGCGACGATTCAGCAATCTTGATTTCTTTCGTTGTATCATCACGAACAAGGCTTATGCCGGTGGTGGAAAATCCTGTTATACTTTCGTCGCACTGAGATACTGTTACAGGCGAATTTGTAATTACATTATTGATGGTAATTACCTTGCCTTCATAATCTTGGCTTTTTGGCAATTTGACTATATACCCGTTTCCTTCATAAGGAGTATAAGATACAGTTGAGACAACAACCTCGTCTGCTGGTCCTGTGCATGCAGAGAAATATTCAGCAAAGTCCCCAGAGCTATATAAGCTGAAAAATTCCTCTAAGCCCATTTCATAATATTCACCTCCGACGTATGCTTTCCTTGTATTCTCGTCCACAAAATCATTTTTGGCATAAAGCCACATAGTCGCCACTCCGTCAGGATTGATAACAAGCGTATTTTCTCCTTTTGATGCAATCGCAAGTGTCCTAAAGAAGTTATCAGCCTTAATCGTGCCCTGCACCGTCGTGTCGCCGTCGTTCTCCCAACTGATGTTACCCCCCGCCAAGTAACCGCTGCCATCGAAACGGAAGAGAGATTTTGCCCACCTCTGATTGCTCCAACCGTCGGCTTTTTCTGCATCCGTCAGAGACTCATAGTCCTTCATTAAACCACCGAACCATGCTGCTATATGCTTGCTATACTGACCACTTATTCCCGCCCAAACAGTATTGTTCTGACGTAGTTGGATAAGGTTGGTAAGTATTAGACCGCCTTCGACGGTTGTTATTTCGTTTAAGGCAGTTTTTAAGTAATCTAAATCGTCAATTTCGTCTTCTGCATTATTGAGTCCGTCATTGAGGTTCGTAAACATATCCCCGATTGTCTCAGACGTTTCACCGTAAGGACTGCTTGCATCAATCTTCGCCTTAATCTCCAGCAAAGGACTGCCATTCACATTCTGCCTATAGCGGACAAATGTTTCGGGGGTGTCAGTGAACGGGTCAGAAACAGGAACGCGCTGATTGTTGCTTATCTTCGTGTTCGCTCCCACGAACCAGTCACCATACGTCACGCTCTTGTACTTCTTTGTGTTGCTGTCATAGAAGTCAGCCTGCACCATCTTCCCGTCAAGGGTAAAATCGTCTATCCCCTGATACTTATAGATAGCAGGAGCAGTCGTTGAGTTTGCTTCAATCGTGATGGCATTCTGACGTGCTGCGGCTTCTATAGCTGTTTCACTATTCTGCTTTTGATGTCCGAGCAGAACAACGGAATCCCCGACAGCAGGAATGTCTACAACACCAGTCTCAATACCATTCGTATAGGCAGTACCCATGTAGTTGCCCGTCTCATTGGCGGCAAGTACGAAGTAGCTGCGCTTCTCGCCCTCATCCTCCTCTGAGGCGTTCACATCGCCGACGGCTATAACCTTACGCCAATAGTAGCGGTTCGATACCTCACTGTGTTTGCCTGCGTCGATATTAAAAGTCCGACATAATGCCTGGTCGCCTACGACCCACCCGTTTGACGTGGCAGTCGTTCCATCATCGGTCTTGAAGAAGCACTTGTAGCCTACAACCGTGTCACCTTCTGCGGCCACTCCGCCACTTCGGGTAACAGGAATAACCTTGTCTATCCTCGATGCAGCAGCAGAGAATATCAGATTGCCTCCAGCGTAACTAACCTTGCGAATCTCCAACTCAGCAAAGTAGGCTTTAAGGCGCACCTCCAGCTGGTCAACAACCATGTGTGAAGCGCCACTCTCTTCAAGCCATATACGCCATCCAGAGCCGCCGATGAGCGCACCGTCAAAGACCTCCGTCCCAACCATAGGAGTCTCGATTTCGGGAGTAGTAACCTTGTCAGGCTCGATAATGGTTTCAATGGTCTCACCTTCCACCGTCTCGCTGACAGTCACCTTGTCTGCCCCGATGTCGCCTAACACAGCATCCCCACTTTGGTCAATACCCATTCCAGTATTGCCAAGATTCAGGTCGCCAGTCATGGTTATATCATCCACACCCTCCAAGCTACCGCTCACATCCTTCGGTCTGCCGTCCTGCCAGTAAGTCTGACCCCAAGCGGTCACTTCATCATCGCCGCTCAACCTGTCAGCCTTCTTGGCAGTATCAGCATTACCGCCATCAGAGCGCACGGCGGTTCCCCCGCCGATTCCCGCCGTCTTGCTGACAACGGTGGCAATCTTCTCCGTCAGCGACTTCTCCTTCTCGTCCCTCAGCACAACGTCGTACGTCGGCACGCCGTTGTTACCATCCTCCTTGATCGTCAGCACGTCAATGGTGGAGCTGATAACGGTAGCACCTTGCGTACCGTAGTCCTCCCACTGCCATTTCAGCACCATGCCAGCCCTCAGCGTGTCATGCAGCGAAGCACGGCTCTCTATCTCTGCCGTTGCCTGCTCGTTGGCCATGTATATCTCGTCGAGCCTCGGCTGGTAAGTCCTCAACCCGTGGTCTATCTTGTCAAGCTCATCGAAAGCAGCCATCAGCAGCTTCTCAGATGCAGCGTCGATGTACTCCTTCGGCAACTGGATTCCCGTCACAACGAACGCGTCATGTTGCGGAGTAGGCAAATCACTGCCTACGATCGGTTGCTCCGTATTCGGCACCCAACGCCCGCTCTCGTCCTGAATCCTGTCTACAGACAGCTCAACGTAGGTTGTACCAACCACGACCTTGGTCAGCTTGAACTCACGCCCGTTATGGTAGCCGCTCGTCATCGTCAAGGGCACTTCATCGTCGTGTGGAGCATCCCAAACTGCCTGCCAGAAATCACCACCGCCATTAGCAGCCAACACCTTAATCACAAAGCCCTCGGTCTTGTCTACCCAGCCGTCATCAGTGATGCCAGTGACAGATGCCACCGTGCCGAAGTCAGTGTTCTCAATCGACGGCCTGATATTCTCCCTGTCGTCTGTACCGTCAAAGTAAACCTCGCCCTCTCTGATACCATACACAGCCGCATTCGCCGACTGAATCCACGGGTCTGTTTCTTCGTCAGAAAGCACGTAGTTAGTAGCGCGAACTTTTGTTGCATTACCAGCAGGCAGCGCATCAACCCAATCTGCCAACGAAACTTTCGGGAATCCAGGCAGCATCAGGTTCACAATCGCCATACCACCAGGATAGCCCGATGCTGTCTCTATCTTCGAATTTGGCCATTTCAGCAAGTCAACACCGTCGGGAATGTAGAACTTCGTATCTGATACAACAGGGGTTTGTGTCTCTGTCTTAAAACTCAAATACTGTTCACCTCCAGTTTCATATACCCATATCGAAGCAGTGTAATTAGTATTGTTGCAACGTACCGTCACACTCTTTCCTACTGGCGTATGACCGCCAATCGAAAACGGCGAAGGACGAACGTCAGCCCGCACACCAAGAGCATCCTTAACAGAAGACCATAATATACCACTGCCTGTAACGGCATCAACAAAATAGTAATTACCACCATCAATTACGAACGTGTCACTCTGCAAGCAATCAGCATACGCAATCTTATACAGATTCCCGTAGTAGTTCGTCGGCAAGTTCTCCGTAGAGCCATACGCAAACAGCTTCGTCACTATCCGCTGGTCACTGTCGGCACTACGCTCTATCTCATAAAGCCCATGCCCCTTACCATAGACAAACGCCGAATTGCTCACCTCGACTGCCTTGCCGCCAATAACGATGTCAATATAGTCCACGTCGTTCTCGTTGCTTGACGTAACGTAGTAAGGCAGCTCGAAGTCATTATAGGCATGACCAAGTGCCCCCCAGAGTGTTTCGTTCTGGATAGACACCGCAACGTCCTTCTTGCCAGTTGCCTCATTACCCGTATAGTAAGACTCCCAAGCAGTGCCCACATTGCCCATATTGCTCATTCTGCCCGTCGTCCGCGTTTTATCAGGAGTGAACAGTCTGAAACGCAAAGTGTCACCGCCAATAGCCGTAGACTGACGGACAAGGTTTGCCTGAATCCTGTCGGCAAGGTCGTCAACCGTAGCACCGAAGAAAGAGAATCTGCTGAGCGAAGAGTAAGTCTGACCGTTGTCCTCCAGCACCACGTCGTGCATCGACACCTGCTCTAAGGCTACCGTGCCCTCATGCAGTTTGATATTGTCGTAAACGTATGCCTCACCATAGCTGCCCGAACGCGCCTGCTTCTTCACAGACTCTTCATCCCACAGGTAGAACTTCCTACCGGCAAACTCCACAAAGTCGCCGACGGCAAACGCAATCTCAGTCGCGCTGTTCACCGTCACCGTCACATAGCCGTGCGACATCCATTCCCCGTGAAACTCCAGACCGTCACCGATGGCCACCGTACTCACGACACCACCGCTTCCGTTCCGTTCTATCAGTACTTTCTTACTCATCGTCTCTTTCTCTTTCTTTCTCGTTTCTATCTACCAGTGCGCAAGGCGGTTCTCCTGTCTTGTCCTAACTCGATGAACTACTTCCCAATGTCAAGATGACATCTGTCACAGGGTCGTTCACTCTGAACTTCACCTTGAATTGAGCTATTGCCTCGGTATTCACATCGTCGAAGAAATACATCTCATCCTCAACCTCGCTGACATACACTTTCTTCCTGCCGATTCCTGTGTACTCGTCATAGATAGCCAGCCAAGGTGAGCCGTTTGTGTTCCTTCCTGTGATGAACTCAATGAACGACGTTATCTTTCCGTGCATCTCCTGCTGGGTGCCAACAAACAGGAACGTGGCCTCTACGTCGTATGCCTTGAACCGCATACCGTCGTTGGGTATGTACACGTCTTCGCCGTGCTCGTCATACCAGTCACGCTTCGCAGGCTCCTTAACCTCCGGCAAGTGCTTGAACGGCATCTCCTGACACACCACCTTATACGTTGTGTATGTGTCAACGACATTGCCGACATCTGTGCCGCTCGCCGTCTGCTGTTGTATCAGAAATTTCTTGTAGTCCATATCTTTTGTCTCACGCTTATTGTGGCTATGCCACGATAATTTTGCTACAAAAATATAGCAAACCACCACGTATTCGGCAAACTTTTGCAGCTTTCTTCAACTTTTTCTTAAAACATATTGCGCAAGTCGCTGGAAATGATTATTTTTGCAACGATTTAGAACATGGATAATATGACGGAAAAAGAACTCAGCGTAAAACTCAGGGAGGATGCAAGGCGTATCGGCCTTTGCGACAAATGGTACTCCGAATGGGATGATAACACCGATAGAGACCATCTTGTCGACATGTTTAAACGCGGCTTGGATTTCTGTATCAAGCATAAGTGGCCAAGTAAGGAATTTATTAGGCATCACTTTTCGCAAGATTTTCTCCGTCGCCACGGAATACTTGTTGATGACACGCGCTCGTACCCTGTACGCGGAGACGACCGCCGCCTTATCTACATTCGCGAGTATGTCCTGCTGGGGAAAAGTAACGCCACTATACGATATACATTCCGTCCGCACATGTGCAACGTGTGGGCACGCGATGACTCACATGTTACCGTTGACGTTAAATACGGTGCATACGCGATGGTACACCTGTTCGACAAGGCGTCTGCAAACATAAAGACGGACCTTGTAAGCAAAGTAACCGTCATACGCCACTCGCAGGATTGCCCAGTCAAGAAAGAGGGTGTCGTGACTGTAAAGGATGAGTTTCATTATATTGACTGAACATAACATCTTTGGCTTTTTGTTAATAAGTAATGTGTTTCAAAGAAGGCGGCAATCCGTGATGGACAGCCGCCTTTCTCGTTACATTAGAAGAGTAATGTAACTATGCTACAGGAACCCTCCAAGTCTTGTTCTTCAGTCCCCTGATGTCGCTTTGCATTTCGGTGATGCCGTTTGCGATAGTCTCGTTGCTCCGCATGATAGCCGCAGTGTGATTCTCTATGTTTACAAGACTGGCATTGCCGGAGGTTATAGCAGCATGGAACATCGGGAAGTATTGGCTCATTAACGCACGGTCTACGGAGACATCTGCTCTTATAGAGTTAATATAGCTTGCAAGCAGGTCAGCCGTATTCTCCGTTATAGACTTAATAGCGTTTGTTGTGCCAGAACTCTTCTTTTTATCACCGGAGAACTCAAATCCAGTAACATCCTGAGCCATCTTGAAGAAACTCTCCATAGAACCGACGGCCTTGGCCAATCTACCATCGTCACCAAAGAAATCTCCAACTATCTTCAGGGTCTCCTTCTCATTAAACTCGCCTGTGTCGTAGTTGTATGCCGCGCCGCCCACGCGCTGACCATTAGGGCCAATCTTCCCGAACAATTTTTCTTCCAGTTCTTGGAACAAAGGTTCAATAAGACGTATGGTCATCATCCGCTTTGCGACGTCTGAGATTATGTCCTTTGCCGCGTCGTGGAAAGCATCAAGAGCATCTTCGCCGTTCTCAAAGGCAGTCCACAAAGCATCGCTAATCTGGCTCGCCCAAGCCTTGAAGTCGATACCCCACAACTCATTGGCGAGGTCTTCGACAAAGAACATTATCTGCTCGTCAAGTTCGGCAATCTTCTTTTTGTATTCATCAAGGGCATCCTGAGAAGACTTTTTCTTGTCTTCTTCTTCGTTATACATCTCCAGATAGTTTGCACGCATCTCCTTGAGGTTTTCAAGTTCAGCTGCGTAGCCAGTTTTATTTGTACCCGCATTGTAGTACTCCTGCATAGCTTTTTTGGCCTCGTTGCTTATATCGACATCGGCGAATGGAGTCCAGACCTTTGTCGTATGATTCTGGTACAAGTCGCTCATTGCGCGTCTCAGTGCTCCAGTATCATAGCCCAAAGTGCGTTCGCGTGCTGCACGGATGGAGTTGGTATTCGCTTCGAGGGCTTCTATGTTTTTCTGAATGGCCTCTATCTCTCGCTGTATTCCTTTGTCATGCAACTGTGCAAAAGCGGTAATCGGACTTGTAACAGCACCGACAACACCGGACACAGCTCCGCCAATATCTCCGTTAGCACCTGCTTTCATGCCACTGCTAAGAGATTGCAGGCCGCTGGTAACAGCACCGATGCTGTCGGAAATATCACTCCACGTATTCGCAGAAGACTCATGTCCGAGTGCATCAAACATCTCTGAGAGGTTCTTGGCTGCGTCACCAAAGCCTTGAAGTATGTTGGTAGCGAAATCAATATACGACGCGAAGGAGTTAAGACCGTTCGCAAAATCTTCCAATCCAGATTTTAGATTCTTGAGTCGCTTCACGACCTCATCGTTTTCTATTTCCTCTTTCGACTTTCCTTGATTTGCAAGTTCAGTCCGTCTTGCCGCGAGCTGGTCGGTATATCGGCTGACAAGTCCTTGAGTACCACCCTTTATGAAAGAATTTAAGTCGCTATTTCTTCCGAACAATCCGTTTGCCTTGAAATCGCTCATTATCTTCTCAATCTTTGCCATCTCATCGGCGTACTGCTCGGCGGTTATGATATTGTCCTTCAGGTTCTTGCCGAGTTCGTTTTTGCAGGCTTCGGCTGCAGTCCTGATTGACTCAGAAGTCATTCCGAGAGAATGGTTCATCAGATTGATGTATTCCGTTGACAGCTTGAAGATGTCATTCTGAGCCTTCGCATCAGCGAGAGCCTTTGCACGCGCCTTGACCGCAGCCCACTCATCATCGCTCATGCCGTCTGGTTTCTCCATACGGTCAATAGCCTCCTTTTGCGCTGCAAGCGACGTGTTTATTTTTCCGACAACGGTCTTATAGTCCTGTGCGCTGCCAAGCAGTTGGGATATAGTCGTTATCCCCTGCTTGTAAATGTCACGCTGCAAGTCACGCCATTTCTTGTACTCCTCGACAATGCCCTTAATCTGATCTTGCGTCTTCTCGGGCATCGCAGCAGCAATACGGTTGAATATATCTTCGCCTGAGAAGTTGATGTCGAACGGTATAGCAATCGCACCAGCAGCTGCAAAGTCACCCTCTATCTTTTTACGGAGAGCATCGGCAAGGTTGATGGTTTCCCCTGCCTGATAGCCTGCGCCACTTAGTTGTACGGCCAAATCAATGTTGCCCGTTGCATCGCGCACGGAGTTGAACGTCTCCCACGACCGCGTAAGATTGTCAAGCTGTATCTGCGTCTTGCTCAGAAACTCTTCCTGCTTATTCCCCAACTCTTCAAAGTCAACATTATTGATAGCATCTCGAATCTGTTTAATGGCCTCGACCATATACGAGTTCTTATGCTTCGGGTCTTGATACAGCTTCTCGGCCTCAGCAAGTAACGACTTCAAATTCTCCTTGTAAAGCGGGATGGAGTCGAGAGAAAGAGTCTGTTTAAACTGGTCACTGAACTGGTCAAACAAGGGCTTGAATTGCTCCTGTACTTTTGACAGCGCACTGCCCTTTCCAACTTGTTTCTCGTATTTATTATACCAATCAAAAGCGTCTTTGTATAACTTCACAACCTCACGCAGACGCTTAGCCTCCTTATCATCGCTGCGCCCCTTGTTTCCCTTTGTGTTGGCCTTGTCTTTTTTCGTCTGCCAGTTGAGATGGAAATGCTCTTTGAACTTGTCAATAAGGTCGTTTGTGGCCTTGCTTTCTGGGTATCTTTCAAAATTCTCTTGGTTCCAGGGGGTTTGCAGTTGGGCTGGCAACTGACTTGGTAAATTATCGAGTTTAAAGCCAATGCCGATAAGCACCTTTCCTGCATTATCCATCTGGGTCTGTGCAGTTTCCTGCATAGCCTTCGCCTTCTTCGCAACATCCTCTGGAGTATCATTGAAGCCTATCTTTATATTTAAGTCGTTCGCATCGAGCCAGTCCTGCATCTCCTTGCGCCATCCAGTCAGGCTTTCAGTTACCTCGCCCGTACTGAAGTCAATATTCAATTTCCATGTCTCGTTGAATATCTTTTCAAGCAGTTCACGCTTGACACTATCTGTCATACCGGGAACTTTATCAATTTCTGACACAACGGCCATCCAAGCAGTCTTTATATGGTCGGCATTCTCCTTCCACCCCAAACCGAACGTACCAACATATTGGTTGTTGAGGCGATACGCGAAATCCTGCAAGTCAGGCATCACTTCATTGCGCATGGTCTCGCTCATATTCTTTATCGCAACAGCGTAATCACTAAGAGCTACCGCTGAGCCATGCGAATTACTCGCAAGCATAGGAGAAAACACCTTATTCCAGTCCGTGTTTTTTATATACTTCAACTGCTCAATCAATGGCAAGGCGTTGCCGTTGGAATCCATCCGACGCTTAAATCCAGTCTTCCTTTCCAGTTCGTCGATAGTCTTGTCTAAAGCCACACGATGCTGTAACAGCTCTTGTTCTGCTTTATCTAAATCTTGGACTTTACCTATATAATCCTCAACATTCTCTGTAAAAGTATCATCGACAATATTTCCAGTCGATTCATTCGCATTACTTGCAAAAGATTTAGTCCGTTCAAGGTCAGCATAGGCGTTCTTTGTCGATTCAAGCTCATCACGCAAATACCTGTAACGCTCAGCAAGATTGTCGACAGACTGAGCCTCTTCTTGTATGTTGTGTATATTGGGCGCATAGTTTTTCAGCGAGTCTATAATATCGCTTATAGCAGTTGAATATTCAGACTCACTCATCTTTCCGTCGTTACCGGAATATTTGTCTAATGTAGCAGCAAGATTCCTATACCCTTCAGAGCCTTTTTTGCCCAACTGTTCTATGCTTTCCTCTATCTCCGAATTTTTCTGCTTCCATCTCATAAACACCTCAAAGCCCGCTGTGATAGCCATGAGTGCTATGCCGACCGGATTCAGGAGCATAGTCTTTAACGCTGCACCTACACCGCGTAAAGAAAGCGCAAGTCCTTTGAGCCGAAGGCCAAGCCCGGCAGATGCAACACCAAGTTTCCCTTTGCTTGCAATAGATTCCAATTCAGCCCGCGTAACACCAAACGTAGCAGCAGCAAGTTCGGCTTGGTCAACTGTCAGTTTCTTTGTGGCAACGGCATTGAGCAACTGTTCGCGGGTGACAAGCTTCAGAGTGACCATTTCTTTTACTTCGTCCGCAGTAAGCCTCTTCACAGCAGCAGTATTGACACCAAGTGCGATAGCCTTTGCGTTAAGGGTCTTGGATGTCGCTCCAAGCGTACTTCCATAGGTGAGCAGCTGCGTGTTGGCAGAAGTAACAGCAAGCCGATAGGCGACAAATGCGGCCGTACCATAACCTATTACTCTTGCTGTTTTCTCCCAGTTCCTCGTAAGACTCATCAATGTTTCTGCGACCCATTTCAGCGCACTGCCTATACCCCCTTCGGCCATTTCGCCGTACATGATGTCCATTGAGTCTTTTAGGTTCTTGAACTTGGCATTGACGGCATCTGCCATCGTCTCCTGCATATTGAAGAACATACCGCCTTCATTGGTCAAGTCCTTGATAACCGCTATGACATCTTCGTACCCTATCTCCTTATTGGAAACCCTCTTGCGGATTTCTGCTGTAGAAACAATCTGACCTTCAAGTTTTGTCAGTCGCTCCGACAGTTTCTGTAGCATAGGAATATTATTCATGGCAAACTGGCGCAGCGTATAGCCAGTCAAAGCCCCCTCGGAACGGACGTGTCCCAAAGCAAGCGCAAGACGTGATACCTCTGTTCCTGCACCAGCGGATATATCGGCGAGACGTTTTGTCATATCAAACAACTCGCTCTGCTTGAATCCATAAGCAGACAGTTGCTTGGTGTCCTTGTCAAGTTCCATGACACCAAACGGAGATGTAAGGGCAAGGTTCTTGATTTGGTCAAACAAATGCTGACCCGCCGCCATATCTCCGAGAATAGCACCGATAGAGAGACGCTGTTGTTCCAGCTGACCGCCAATCTGTATGATGTTGTGAACGAAGTTCTGCGCACCCCATACACCTAAATACTGGGTCGCCATTGTCTTCAAGTCGGCAAGGATATTAACCTGCCCCCTCATGGATTCATTAGTGCCCTTGATAGCGTGCGCAAGACGTTGTTCGGCTTCAGTAAGGCTTACCGTACCACTCTTACCCTGCTGTAACTGCCTGTTAAGTTCGGTCGTAGCATTAGCGGCCTCCTTCTTTGCAGCAGCAAGCCCCATAGTCCGCGTTATCTCGTCAGCATTCACTCCATAAACAGATTTGCCCGTCTGTGAAAAGCGTTCAAGTTCATCGCGAATGTTTTTAATGCGCTGAATTGCAGTGTCAAGGCGGGTCGTGTCCATACCATTAAAGTCAACCACCTTGCGAGCCTCCAATGTATCTATCTGCTTACCAAGGGTTCGTGCTGTCGCACCCGCCGTATGCATCCGCTTCTCAATATCATCGAGCGACTTCTTGTAGGTATTCAGCTCTGAAGTGGCATCAAGAATCTGCTTCTTATAGTCAGCACCACCTAAGATTTCGCCAGTCAACTTACCTTGTGCAGTTCGCCCGTTGTTGCTGATGATTTGATCCATCAAGTTCTTCAAGTCGTGATAGCGGGTTATCGCCGCATCTATCTGTGATACGTCGATATTGGCTGTTACGCCACGGGCACGGAGAGAGTCAAGTTCCTTGATTTTTGCAGTAAGCTCATTATACTTTATCCATGCCTGGTTTAGGCTATTCTCTTCATCTTGAAGGTTCTTTATAGCTCTTCTGTCATTTGCTTTATTAGCCTGCTCACGCGCTTTTGTCAGAGTGGTTTCCGACCTCAGTAAGCGTTCGCTTTCCTCCCTCAACACTTTTACGTTATTCAAACGCCTGTCAAGGGCAGTTCTGTCTGCCTTATCTGCCGTTGTAAGTCTTTCAAGGAGCATTTTCTGCCCTTCGAGTCGGCTCCTCTGCGATTCGAGCGCAGACATATCACGGCCTGCCTGCCTTCCTCTTGTTATGGCCGCATTAAGCTCCTCTATCTTTGCTTTTGTCCTATCAATCTCCTTTTGTACGTCCTTGTTTGCCTGTACCTCAGCTGCAGCTTTAGCCTTAGCCTCTTTCTCAGACTCTCTTGACAGGCGGTTGCTCTCCCTTATGTTGTTATTTGTCTCTGTGAAAACCTGACCGATTTCAAGCATAGTAGAACGGGTATTAGCATTGCCCTTCAAGTCGCCAAAAAGAAGACCTGATACACTACGCCCGTTGCCTAATGCCATTTCCGAATACAGGGTCTGAAGAGTCTTTACCTTCGATATAAGGCCGTCAATCTCAGCAGTATCAACCTTTGCACTAACCGCATTTGTTTTTAGCTGATTCAGACGCTTCAACACACCCTGAAGCCTTGTATATTCGACACTTGCGTCTCGTGCGCTTTGGGCTTCCGTCTGTGCAGCCTTTTGTGCAGCAGATTCTCGGTCGCGCAACCCTTTCTGCCATATCTGCTCATATTGTTTCTCTTGCCTTTCACGCTCCTTGACCCTCGCCCTTCCTGCGTTTTCTTCAGCTTTCAGACCAGCATTTATCTGACGCTCTTCTGCTCTTGTGTTTTGGTCGAGTGTCTTTCTGAAAGCCAAAGCCTCTTTGTTGACGTTTGCAAACTCAATATCAAACCCACTAAGCCGAGTTCTAAGGACAGCAAACACATCTGCACCAGCATTGGATGATGTAGCTTTTTTTACATCCTCAAACAACGACTGGTATTTTGTGATAGATTGCCTTAACTGCGCGTCATAATGGCTGCTGCCAGATTCCAAAAGCTTACTTTGATTAGCAAGTCGGTTCTCTATGCTTAATGCGAGATTCTGATATTTCTGGGACAACGTGTCGATTTGCTGCCCTGTCTGCGCCGCCTGCTCTCCTGCCTTTTTGTTCGATTTCGCCACAGTATCAAGAGCATCTGACGTAGACTTCGCCTGATTGCCTTCATTTGCTACACTTTTGGCTGTATTAGCACTACTTTCAGCCAACTGCTTCTCAGCATTTACCACCTGTTGCTTCTCGGTGACAAGTTCATTCAACTTCTGTACCGTAGCATTTACCGCAGCATTCTCCTGTTCCAGTGCCGTATTTGACTGCCCTGTAGACGATGCCACGGATGTCGCTACTTTGGACAGATTCTCCTGAATGGTGTTACCCATATTCTTATAGGTATCCTGAACAGCGCGCAGAACATTAACAGGCATACCAAACTCTTTCTCGATATTGCTCTTTAACAGATTTGCCGCCTGCTGACGTGCGGTCTCCGCTGATGTGCCGCGAGCTTTTTCAAGATTCTTATAAGCCTCTGCAAGTTTGTTCAGTTGCTGTTCCAATGCGGAATAGTCAATATCCTTGGGTATCATTCCAAGACGAATCATAGACGTCTGTAGGGACTCTATTTTGTTAAGCATCGGCTCAAGTATCTTGCCGTTGCCCAAAGAGTTTAGGGCTTTGATAAAATCGGTCAGCTCTTGACTCTTCGTGAAAGTTATATTCAACTGAATACCCTTCTCACCTGTTTCGGCAAGTTTGTTTATTCTGTTTTCTAAATCGGAGAGTTGAGTACCTGCCTCTTTTACCCCGACCTCGAACATTAAATTTGCATTTGCCATATCTCGTAATTTTTGTGTTGTACGGCAAAAATAGTTAAAACTTTAACTATTTCCTCGAACAACCTGCAAAACAAGCAATTATATTTGCAAACATATTGCAAAAACAAGGGGTGACACGAATGCCACCCCAAACAATACGGATTTGCTCATGCTAACGCTGTAATGCATCAATTACATTAGATAAACTTCATTTCGCATTGAGAACTGAGCCGTTTTCAGTCACGTCGCTTGCATAGGTTGCCGATGGCGAATTGGTACTGAAAGTAGGCATCAGCATAGTACTCATCAGCAGAGGCAGGATAGATGACATCGAAGGATTGCACTCATTCTTTCCCCACATTCGCAAACTCAAGGCATTGAGGTACATCTCCATGCCTGACCGTTGTGTGGCTATCAGCTGCTTCTCCGCATCACTTTTCTTGTAGTACTCCTCTGAATTGATAAAGTCCACCAACTCAGCAAGTCTCTCTTTCAACTGAGCATGTTCCAGCTCCAACTTTTCTTTTTCCATAATCGTTTCTATTTATCATTTAAAACACTCTACCGTAACACGGTATTCTATATTTGATACACAATAATATCCTTCGCTCATAATCTGCCGACATGCCGCTTTTCTTTCGCTGTCTGGCAAATCAAGGGCAAAGAGCCAAGAGTCCACATCGTCAAGCGACAACAGATTGACCCCCTTCAATACGAGAAGGTTGACACCATCGCTCAGAGGGTACAAGTCAGTCTTCATACGCTATGACATAACGGGCAGACTACATACGACGCAGCAGGGAAAAGCAGTCGCCCAAGCTCGCCAGCCAAATATGCCGCTTCCTCGCTTCTCGGATTCACATCGTAATACTCACATATATGCTCAACTGCATGATGCTTTTCATGGTCGATGCTGTCATACATTTCTTCCGCTGACGTAGCCTTGCTAACGAATATCAGCGTAAAATGACCGTCATAGTCGGTATAGGTATAACCTGTGTCAGGCCGTGACAGTGTCATACAAGCCTCACGCACCTTATAATCAGGTAAACCGACGGACAACAAAGCCTCATACACCTCGTTCAGGTCTTCGGTGTCCGACACGCCCAAAGATGCCATTACCCACCAATCCCTGTCGCCGAGCCAGAATCCAGTCTGTATCATAGGCTAAACAAATCTCTCCCAGAATATAGGTATTCCGGCATTCCCCATCTTGGTTACAAAGCAGTCAAGGGTGTTTTCGGGGCAACCGTCCGGGTCAAGCAGCGTCTCCTCCACAAACGTTGCACGCTGCTCATCCGTCTTGCACGTCTTCTGATAGTCGGCGATGGCCATATTGAACAAGTACCATGCCGTATAGAACATACTGTCGGGCAACATCACCTTATTGGCAGAGAGAATTTCAGCAACATCATCTGCCGAACGGGGCGTTATCTTCTTCATGTTGCCAGTAGTCCGGTCTTCTACCTCCATATTGGAGATTGCCCACTGAGCCAGCTTCCTGCTGAACTGGCCTTTATACAGGTCTTCATAGATAGCCCTGTCTTCTGAAATATACTGTTTCATGTTTATTCCACTTTTATACAACATAGGGATGGGCGTAATTAAACACCCACCCCATTATCAACTACATATACCGCCCGCGAGAGTCGCGCATACGACGCCAGTTCTCATCCTGCTCATGGTCTTTATAGCCATGCTCATAACCTGTGCGGTAGCCCTCGTCGTACTCTCTCTCCTTACCGCCTTCGTGCATACGGTTGCCGTCATTGCGATAGCCACCACTCATGCGACGGTACATCTCCTCACGACGATAGCCGTCATCAGCGTGCTTGTCGTCTACAATGATAAAATGTCTTCCCATAATCGTAACTTGTTTAAGGATTCTGTTTCTTGGATGGCGCAAAGAACTCGTCGAGACGCGAGAGAATCTTGTCGAGCTTGCTGTCTGTAGCCGCCTGACGCTCCTCTAAGGACTTGATACTGCGGTCGCGCTGTTTCTCCTCGGCATAGCGGGGATTGAGCGTTTCAAGCATCTTCTCACCTTCAGAGAGGACAGTCTTGTTGAACGCCTCGCGTTCCAACTCCTGACGTGACACCTGCATCATCGCATCAACGGCCTGTATCATTGCCTGCTGGTTACAGCTGACAAACGTATTGCCGCCATTGTACGTCGAGGTCTCAGCGGTAGCAGGGAGGGTGTTGAACGGCGTGTCAACCCCGTTGATGGACACCACCAAATCTACAACTGCGTTCTGCCCGTTCATGGCAGCAATGCTGTTAAGATAAGGCGTGCTCGTCTGATAAGGCGACTTAGGCTCGCTCTTGGCTTTGACAATGCCAATCTGTAGGACTGGCTTCTGCTTTTCACTCTTTTGCAGGACGTAGAACTGCTGTCCTGTTCCAATACTCTTGAAATCCATTTGTTATTACTCTTTTCGTTTAATATTCCTGTTCACACCGTAGTCCTCGAAACAAGCTGGAGTATTCCGTTGAACCTGTCGTTGAAGACCGTAAACACACCTGTACCGCCGATAAGTTCAGCAACGGTGACAGGAGTGCCGTCAAAGAGGGTGAGCGCACGGGTCGTACCGTTGAGCGTTAAGGTGACGGGCAGCGTTGTTGTCGTGCCCGTCGGGATGGCATCAGTCAGTCGAACCGTGAAGTAACCCACAGGAGGCAGTGCGCCACGGATAAATCCGAGGGCAATGTCTACCGATTCCGTGCCGACGGTTGTGTTCGTCGAACTCAGGTAAGGAATCCCGCGATTGTTAGTTGTCACGTTAAAGCATCCCATAGCTCACCTCCTCTTTAGAAACCGATGTTACCTCCGAAACCACCGTATAAACCGCCCATGTAAGGCGTGGTGTTCACTGCCTGAATCTGAGGCCACTGAACGGGAACCGTCGGGAGCTGCTTGTCGGCAATCTCAGTCACCTTGGCCTGCAACGGGGCAATGAGCGAGTTGACGTAGCCTGTAATCTGAGCCGTCTGGTTGGCGTTGTCGATTTGTCCGCGAAGCTGAGTAATGATGTCGGCCTGCGTATCAATCTTCGCCTGCATGTCGCGCTCACGGGCTGCGCAGAACTGGTCGTTCATAGCCACGGTCTGGGCGTTGATGGCGTTCAACAGTGAGTTGGTGTTGCGGTCTGCCTGACTGCCAAGCTGATTGGTTTGGTTGAGGGTAGCAATCTGTGACTGGTAGCCCTGTTCCATAATCTGCTTTTGCGTCTGGCAGCAACAGTTCTGGAATGCACTGATGATACTTGCGTCACCTGACTGGATGGAGTTGATAATCTGAGGTACGCTCACGGCCTGCTGCAAGGCAAGGTTGCTGAGTGCATTCTGTACGGTCTGTACACCTTGGTTGACAAGGTTGAAGTCCTGTCCTAATGCGGTCGCAAGTGACTGAATCGCTGTACGTGAAGCCTCGCCCTGATTGGTCACTGCCTGCATGATAAGCTCACGACCTGCGTCGTTGTTAATCTGATTGCTCAGGAAACCAGCAGCACCATTGCCACCGCCCCAGCCACCGCCGAAGCCGTTGCCGTTACCCCAACCGAACATTGAAGCTATGATTGCCAGTCCAAACAAATCAGCGATGGAGTTAAAACCATTGCCAAACATCCCGCCATTACCAAGTCCACCGATAGGAATTGTAAACTGGGGAGTAGATCCCGAATTGTCGGGTACACTATAAATTTCTGCCATATCGAAATACTGCATTTTTGGGTTAATACTATTGTTTCTTTGTCATCGCGCTTTGACAATGGCAAAGTTAGTCATTAACCCAACAAGCAGCAAGCATACTGACATGTTTCAGCAGTCAAAAGAAGACGGCATTTAACACTCCTTGGCGAGCCTGTTAAAAGCCCGCTGCAACGTGCGCTCTCCGACATTCCGCTCTTTCGCAAGAATAGCTATTGCAGCACGGTACTTCACGCCACATATTCGCATTTGTAGAAAATGCTCGTAAGCCTCAACATACTTATAGTCTTCAAGCAAGATGCCATTCTTTGACATCATATTTAACGCTTCTCTAAAGATTTTCAATAATTCTACTGCTTTCATAGGTACATTATTTATATGTTCAACAATGCACCCGCATCACAGGAAGGCAAAAGCCCACACTGGGAAGAACGGGCGGCTATACCATCGCTCTTCTCGGTGTGGACTTTTAAAAAATGTGATGCTTAAATATCTTTCTTCTCTCCAGTGGCAATGAAATGACCGAAGTCTACTTTCCTGCCAGTCCTGAAATCGAGGTCTTTACCCTCTGCCTCGCGCTTCTTCTTCTTCTCAAGCCACTTCTGGTACTGCTTGTTGGTATAGCCCTCAGACACAGTGCCTTTCTTCCACGGTTTGTCATTGTCCTTGTCAGCCTTATACACGACAATGGGCTGGTCGATGGTCAGAAGCTCTACCTGTGCAGCCGTCAGCCCCCAATAGTAGTCCCACATAGGCACTTCATACATGCCAAGCAGGAAGCGCCTCGGCATCAAGAGCCACTGGCGGGCTTTTCCGTCTCCTCCTGCTGCGCCGAAGGCCGTGCGAGAAGGATACGCTCGGCTTCTTCCGTCCTCATATTCATTAGCGAAACCCTTGCCTCTGTCAGTAACATGGTAGCTATCAAGAACGGCGTGAGCGGAGTTTTTTTTTGACCCTCCGTAAGTATAGCCTGAAGTTGTACGTCATCGTACTGCCTAATATAGTAGAACCACCGCCACAGAAACCAGTAGCGGAACTTCAGTTTCCAATAGCCGTCAAGGATATAAATAGCTGCGGCCTTGCACGTTAGCTTTGAATCCTCATAAATAGCATCAAGCGGGGAGTCGTTTGCGCCGTCTTTTTCATCTGTTCCAGACTTACGTATCAGAAGCCGGGACAACTTGTTTATCTGCCCCTTCTTCAGCCAACGAATCTTGTATTTCTTCTTTGTTCCTAATACGGGAACAATAGTCGCGTCATTGTCGCGTATGGAGGCGTATGTTCTCTGCGACTCTAATGACGGCTGTTCTATAACGGGTTCTTTTTCCATCTAATCAATACGTTTTATACCCATTCCTCAAAAAGAAAGCGGCAGCAGTGGATTTTTCGTCGCACCGCCACCGCCCTTCTTGATTAGAATGGATGGATTTTTTCTTAACCGTTGCTGGCGGCAATCTCGAAGATACCCATAGCATCGGCGTCCTCACCAGCAGAGGTAGAACCTGTCAGGCTAATGCCGATAGGCTTTGCACTGTTGGCCTCGTCGAATACGATGGTAGCCGAGAGCTTGGCTGCTTTGATGGCGAACGCCTTGGTACCCTCGTCGTTGAAAGCAACGATACCGAGAGTGACGGCCAGTGCGCTCTCCTGGAACGTAAAACCGCTCGCGTTCGCAGAGATTCCGCTTGCAGAGCTTGCAGTAGTCACAGTGAATCCGAACAAGGTCAGCAGAGAGTTGGTGATACTCGGAACGAAGAGGTTAATCTGCGTCTCGCCCGGAGTCGTGCGGCTCGTCCAGTCGGCAGACAGACCGTGAATCTTGTAGTGCTCGATGGAAGGCTCACCACCAGTGTATGTAAAACCTCC